CACCGACACCTACACCGACACCGACGCCCGACCAATCAGAAGATGTCACACGACTGAAAGCGGAATTTGCTGCAATCGCATTCAAGCTAAAAATTACAATCCAGAGCGAGAAGGACGCGCAACTTAGGCTGGAAGTCTTGCAAGAAAAGATATTGAATTTCAAAGACGCACTAAACGAGATAATAAAATGAACTTAAACGCATTAGCTTCCGAGATCGCACGAAGATCCGAAACAAAGAAAATCAACCTTGACGTAACGCACGTCAAGAACACGCTTAGGAATTTATCTGAATTGCTCAGCGAATTGAGTCTGAACGAAGCGGTAAAACTGCTCGATAAATTGACAACGAAAAAGAAGTGAAAGCATGGCACTCACACTGGAACTTATAGCGGGTAATTCGCCAACGATCCAACTGTACGTTCGGGGTGCGCTTGACGTTGTAGGTGCACCTGTCGGCTCGCCGATCGCTGGCGTCGCTCAGTTGACGAACACATGGGTCTATGACTTCTCGATGGTTGGCGTAGCGTATGCCGATTACTGGGTGCAGCTCGATGGCATATCGACGCCTGACGGCTTGCCGTTTCCGCTGCGGCTCAAGGATTCAGGTGTTTACTACGCAGATCATTGGTGGCTGATTGACGCAACTGTGACAGCTACTCCTACTATACCGCCAGCAATAAGCGGACTTTGCAACGTACTGTTTGCGGTTACACATAACGCTATCGTCGTTGAAGGAGCCTCTGTAGTAGCAGTTTTAGAGGACCAAAACAATACGCTAGACGGCTATCTTGAAGCAAGAACTGTCGAGTCAGGATTTACAGACGCAAGCGGATTCTGCACGCTTACGCTTGTTCAGTACGGAGAATTTTTAACAGGTGGCAATTATCGCATTAGAGTAAAAGACAGCTACGGGAAACTGCTTTGCAATCGGTTGGTAGTTATACCAAATACATTAACTGCAAACGCGCAGGACTTGGTGGACGCATAAAAAATGAAGCTATGCAAATGCGGCCAAATAGTAAAAGACAGATGCTTGCGTTGTAGTCCAGTTAAGGCACACGGAGGAACAACGAAGGAACGTGGGTACGGATCGGACCACAAACGGGCAAGTGTACTATTTCGCACGCTGCATCCATTGTGTGAAAGATGCGTAATGCTCGTCGGTGTTCTTGAAGCGAATCCTTCCGAAGAACTACACCATATTTCATCGATAGTTTTAAACCGAAATAACAGGATGAACCCAAACAACTGGCTATCACTTTGCCGTCGATGCCATGAAGAGATCGAGGAAGATACCGCACAAGGATTGACGGTAAGACGGTGGAGTGACAACCATTACGAAGACACAATCAACGGATAAAATGAAATTATGAAAGGCAGAAAACCATACTCGCAAGCTGTTTTGAAGGCAAGCGATGCGTTCAAGAAGCACCCAGAGCGCGAGAACAAGAACGAACCGAAACCAATGGAAGGGGCACCTAACAAGCCAGCACACATTGAGGCAGACTTTGTAGCATCCCAATATTGGGATCACTTCGTGCAGCAGCTCGACGAGATGAAAATCCTAACTAAAGCGGACAGATCAATATTGGAAGTCTTGTGCGAATTGATGTCGTTTCGCAAGAGTGCTTTTAATGCCAGTGATATAAAGGAGCATAAGCAGTTGTGTGTTGTCATTAAAGGATACTTGGCGGAACTTGGTCTGACACCATCAGCAAGATCAAGACTCATTGCCAAGTCGCCAGATACAGAAGACGCATTCCAAGAGTGGCAGAAAGGATTTCCAGCAGCTAGTGATAACTGACTCGATACGAGGTCGTGTCCACAATTACATCGACGGTGTTCTCGATGGTAGTGTCGTTGCGTCAAAAATGGTCATTGCAGCATGCAAAAGGCACCTGTCAGACCTTGAAAAACAATCTACTGACGAATTTCCGTACTACTTCGACATGCCCGCAGCACAGCGTAATTGTCAATTCTTTCCGTCGGTTTTAAAGCACTCGATTGGCGAGTTTGCGAAACATCCGTTCGAATTGTCAGCGTTTCAATTGTTTTGCAACTGGTGCATTTTTGGATGGAAGCGAGATTCTGACAACTCGCGCAGGTTTAGAAAAGTCTACATCACGATGGGCCGGAAGAACGGCAAGTCTTCCTGGATCGCTGGCATGTGCCATTATCTCGCTTGCGGGGATATTGACCCTGCTACTGGAAACCCAGAAGCCGTTGCTCAAATACTACTCACGGCAACGAAAAAGGAACAAGCTAAGGTTGTGTATTCCGAAACGGAGCGCATGCGATTTCAGTCGCCAGCATTATGCAAAATGAGCCACGTCAAGTACGAAACAATAACCTACAAGTCGAGTGGAAGCTATATTCGAACAGTCGGCAGCAACAAGCCTTTTGACGGATTGAATCCTCATGCGGTTATCATGGATGAACTGCACGCTTGGCAAGAACAGCACAGGCCATTTTATGACACAATGGTTACTGGCTCTGGATCTCGCACGCAACCGTTGCATATCATTATTACGACAGCAGGCGACGAAGACAGCCACCTATGGATCGCTGACCATGATTATGCAGTCGATGTACTAAACAGCGTGTTCCAGGACGAAACTTTATTTGCTTTCATAGCCCAGATGGACGAGGGAGACGACTTAGGCGATGAATGCCTTTGGAAGAAGTCCAATCCTAATCTTGGCGTCTCGGTCAAACTTGACTATTTGAAGCAACGATGGCTTGAGGATAAAAGCACGGACGTTGGTCGAAATCGATTTAAGCGATATCACGGCAATATGCTGGTTACCTCGCTATCGAAGGCGTTCGATCCAGTTTCATGGGACAAGTGCGAAGGTCAGTTAAGCGATTGGAACACTGCTGATGCAATTGGTGCAGGCGTTGACGTTGGATCAAGAGATGACTTCGCGGCATTCGCGGTATGTGCAAGGTTTGTAATGAATAACGACGGCGACTCGCCAGTTTATCGATACGAGGCAAAATCGTTTGCATACATCGCAGACGACACAAAACGCGACCTATCTAAAATACCGTTTAGCACATGGATCTATTGTGATTTACTACACAGAGAAAAATTTCCAGTAAACGCGCTCTATAATGACCTGTTATCGCAGTGTCGGCAATTCGATATCCAGACTGTCGGCTATGACCCCAACAATGCTTTGCAGCTCGGTGAGGATTTGACGCGAGAAGGGATCGTTGCATCACGAATTGCACAGAACCAACTCAATTTCAATGAACCTATTCGAGATTTCCAGCAAGCAATCATCGACGGAAGGCTGATGCACGATGGAAACGCACTTCTAAAGTGGTGTGCAGGTAACGCTGTAATTGCTTCGGATCGAAACGAACGATATATGTTTGATAAGCGGTCCAGCTCAGATAAGATTGATCCAATCGTGGCAATAGTAATGGCGTTCAGGGTCGCATCTCTTGCACCGGCTAAATTTACAGGAAGTTACTTAATAACATGAGTGCCACAGGACTTTTCAAGCCGCTTCAGTGGTTTATGAACTACATCAGCGGGAACGAAGAAGACACTCGCAACATCGCACCTGAAAATGCGGTGAAGAGTGCTGCGTTTCTCTATGGTGTCCGCAAGATTAGCAACAACTTTGGAATGTTGCCGTGTTCGCTTTATCGAAAGAAAGGCGACTCGACACTCGTGCAAGATTCGCACGCCTCGCACATAGTATTAAAGTCTGCACCAAACGCTTACCAAGTGCCATCAATTTGGAAGCAGCAGCACATGAACCATGCTCTGCTGTGGGGCAACGGACGTTCGTATATCTCAAGGGAGAAAGGAACTTTAGAATTGATCCCTCTCATGCCAGATCGAACAATCACATGCATGGTAAAGGGAGAAAAGATTCACGCCTGTAAACCGGATCGAGACGATCGGTTTGATCTGATGACGGACATGCGAAAGAATCCCGAAGAAACAGTAGTGATTAAAGACATAGACGTAATACACACGATGGGATTTACGCTCGATGGCATCGAGGGGATAAGTCTAGTGCGAATGGCTGCAATAACAATCATGTCAGACATAGCAGCCGACAAGCATAGTCTAAGCCAAGTCAAAAAAGCTTACTCTGGTGGCCTTGTCCTTGAGGCACCGCCAGGCGAGTTTCGAGAGGAAGCAAAAGCAAAAGAATTTCTTGAGCAATGGAGAGAAACACACGACGGCGAAAACAACGCTGGCAAGACTTCACTACTCCGAAACGGAGTCAAAGCAACCGTTCTATCAATGTCAAACGCTGACGCTCAAATGTTCGAGGGCAGGAAGTTTACACGCCAGCAGATAGCACTTTGGTTAGGGCTGGAATCAATCCTTGGAGACGATAACTCAGTTTCATACAAAAGCCTCGAGCAAAAAGTGCTTGCCTACTTAATGAATTGCCTTGGAGCTTGGCTAACTCA